ATGACCAAGATACAAGTGGAAGATTTGTTGTTATAAAACAACCAGAAGAAATAGAAAAAGCAGGTATTACAAATGCAAGAATGAGTAAAGATGCTAGAATTGATCGAGCTATAGAAAAACAAAAAGCAGATGCTGAAACAAATCCTAATTGGGGCAAAGATATCGGACCTGTTGCAACAGAAGGTGGTATGCCTGCTTCAATTATTAAACATAAACAAAAACTTGCACATATGTCTGATGAAGAATTAGCAGATAGATTTAAAGATTTTGATGAACAAAGATTAAGACAAATGGCTTGGAGACACGGATATGGTAAAATGAGTTCTCATTACTTGGACAGAGTTAGAAACCATATGACTAGCAAAAGAACTGGCACAACTGAAGCAAAACAAGAAGGGTTTGCAGTTAGATATTTAGACCCTAAAAATGGAAAAAGATTTGCAGTAGCATTTAAAACAAAAGTGGATGCAACTAAAAAAGCGGCTCAATTAAAATCAGTTGGTGTAAAAGATATTTCAATTACGCAACATAATTTAAACTTTAAAGAAGCAAAAAAAGACCTGACATATGAATCAAAACTTGCTAATATGTTAAATCAACGCCTTAAATAAAACTGCAACAAATATAAATACTCATATGGCACGTAAAAAATCAACAGATAATAGTTTTAGAGATTTAGTTGCTCGTTTAAACGCAATGAGCAATATGACTCCAGAACAAGAAAGAGCATCTCTAATGGAATCAGTTGGTAAAGCACCAAAAGTACTAGATGACAAAGATATTTCATTAGCTGATATTGCCAAATTAGCAGGTATTAAAGAATATACAGAAGCTCCAAAAGTTTCTAAAAAAGCACAAAAACTAGTTGAGGCAATTACTGCAGAACCAAAAGTAGAATCAAGCATTACTAAAGCAATTAAAGAATCAGATGCTGATGATTCAATATCATCAAACATTAAAAAAGCAGTAACAGAAGAAAGCAAAAGATTAGATAAAATTGCTGATTTAGAAACACAATTAGCAGAATTAAAAGCAGAACAAAAAGAAGAGCAAACATATGATGCAAAAGCATTTAAAGAAGTTATCTCAACAGATATCGCAGAATATATTAAAAACGCGGAAGAAGCTCAACTTGTTGAATTATATAACACTATCTCAGACAATGAAGCAGTTTACAATGAAGAATCAAAAAGCATTCTTGTTAAAACTCCAGAAACTACAGAAATAATTGCTGATGCAGAAGCAAAAGAAGCAGAAGCAGACCAAGAAGTAGTACAAGAAAAAGAACCAGAAGAAAGATTAGTAGACTTAGATAAAGAAGTTTTACCAGATCCTGGAACACCATCAGTAGAAACACCAGCAGTAGAAGATGGTGGTGAAGAAGTTGAACTAGATGCCGTTGAACCAGCAGTTGAAGTTCCAGCACAAGATAAATTTACCAACGACTTAGATCCGACACCTAAAACAGAGTCTTGTAAAAGCCATAAAAAATAAATACCTAGTATGATAGGTATTCCTTACAACTACAAACAATATATCGATGACGTTACTAAAATGCGTCAAAGAGGAGCCATTAGTGCAGGTGAACAAGTAAAATCTCCTAATAGTCCTGGTAGCAGAGGACTTGCAAAAGTTGAAGCATTTGCTGATGGGCCAAACCAGATAATGAAAAATAACGATGTAGTTGAGGATGATCAAGAGCTACAACGTATTAAAAAATTAGCAGGTCTACTCTAAAAACCATTTGCATATCATCTAAAACTGTTATATACTTGTTATAACAACAGGAGAAATACATGGCAGTTAAAAACTTTAACGACAGCGAAAAACAAAAACTAATACAGATCATTTCTCAAGGATCACAAGTCCTAGGAGAAGTAGACGATTTAAGATCAGGTTTAAGAGACACAGTAAAATCAATAGCAGAAGAACTTGAATTAAAACCTGCATTAATTAATAAAGCAATTTCAATCGCACACAAAGGAAATTATCAAAATATCTCTGACGATATGGATACTTTAGATTCCATATTAACAGCGGCAGGTAAAGTATAGTGTATCGTTTACTCAAAGAATTTTGGGTAAACAGTTATAAAACAGACCAAGTCGCTTTTTGGTTTGAACTATTCTCTGTAATATTAACTATTATAGGTTCTTGTATTTTAACATTTACCTCACCACACCCAACAATGCATTATGTATTTCCGTTGTACTTGCTTGGCTCTGGTACTTTGTGTTATGCTAGTTACAGAAGAAGAAATATTTGGATAGTAGTACTATCTGGATGGTTTACAATAATGAACATTATAGGAAATTATATAGTATTTTTATCATGAGTTACATAGACGCTTTATATAAAAAAGACGAAGATAAAATTTATGTCGTAGAAAGAGACCCTAAAAAAGGTCGTGTATTTGTTGAATACGATGCTCGTTATGTATTTTATTATCCTGATGCAAGAGGTAAGCACAGAAGCATTACAGGAAAAACATTACAAAAAGTACAATGTCGTACATCAAAAGAATTCATTAAAGAGCAACGGATAAGATCTAATAAAACTCTTTATGAACAAGATATCAATCCAGTGTTTAGATGTTTGGAGGAAAATTATTTAGGTAAAAGCACTCCAAAACTAAATGTACTGTTTTTTGATATTGAAGTGGACTTTGATCCTGAAAAGGGTTATGCCACAACTGATGATCCGTTCATGCCCATAACTGCCATAAGTTGTTATATGGAATGGACGGATCAACTTATTACATTTGCAGTTCCACCAAAAACAATCACAATGCAAGAAGCAAAAGTACTCACAGAGAGATTTCCTAATACAATGTTATTTGAAAAAGAAAAAGATATGCTTGATGCATTTTTACAATTAGTTGAAGATGCAGATATTTTATCAGGTTGGAATTCAGAAGGATATGATATTCCATACACAGTAGGACGAATACAAAAAGTTTTAAGCAGTGATGATACAAGACGTTTATGTTTTTGGGGACAAAAACCTAAAAAGAGAGTATTTGAAAAATACGGTAGAGAACATTTAAGTTATGATTTAATTGGCAGAGTACATTTAGATTTATTAGAGTTATATAGAAAGTACACATATGAAGAACGTCATAGTTTTAGATTAGATGCAATAGGTGAACATGAATTAGGAGAAAAGAAAACTATATATGAAGGATCTTTAGATTCACTTTATAAAAATGACTTTGGTTTGTTTATAGAATATAACAGACAAGACACACACTTACTTGCAAAATTAGAAAAGAAATTAAAATTTATAGATTTGGCAAACGAAATAGCACACCAAAATACTGTATTGCTACAAACTACAATGGGTGCAGTTGCAGTTACAGAACAAGCAATCGTTAACGAAGCACATAGACGTGGTATGATTGTACAAGGCAGAAAGTACAGAGAAAAAGACGCTGAACCAATTACGGCGGCAGGTGCTTATGTGGCAACTCCAAAAAAAGGTATACATGACTGGATAGGATCTATTGATATTAACTCACTATATCCATCTGTTATTAGAGCATTGAACATGGGTCCAGAAACTATTGTAGGACAAATAAGACCAGTAATAACATCAGCAGAAATAAACAGAGCAAAATTACAAAAAAAATCATTTGCGGCGGCTTGGGATAACCAATTTGGTAGTTGGGAATATCAAGCAGTAATGAACAAAGATAAAGGTACAGAACTTGTTATTGATTGGGCTGATAATACTAGTGTTAGAATGAGTGCGGCACAATTACATGATATAGTATTTGAAAGCAACAACAAATGGATGTTAAGTGCCAATGGCACAATATTCACTTACGAGTTTGAAGCAATTATACCAGGATTACTTAAACGTTGGTATGCTGAACGAAAAGAAATGCAACGTAAAATGCAACAATCTGGAAGTAATGAAATTGAACGAGCATATTGGGATAAAAGACAATTAGTTAAAAAAATTAATTTGAATAGTTTATATGGAGCACTTTTAAATCCTGGTTGTAGATTTTTTGATATACGTATAGGACAATCAGTAACACTAACAGGCAGATGCATTACAAAACACATGGCGGCAAAAGTAAATGATATTGTTGCAGGCAAATATAATCATACTGGAGAATCTATAATTTATGGAGATACAGACTCAGTTTATTTTACAGCACATAAAACTTTACAAAATGATATTAACGCAGGTAAAATTGCTTGGAATAAAGAATCAGTAATTGCATTATATGATAAAATTGCAGAGGAAATGAATACATCTTTTACAGGATTCATGACTAACGCATTTCATTGTCCACATACACGTGGTTCTGTTATTAGAGCAGGTAGAGAACTTGTGGCAATTAAAGGATTATTCATTACAAAGAAAAGATATGCAGTATTATATTATGACATTGAAGGTGAACGTACAGATAACGCAGGTAAAGAAGGCAAAATGAAAGCTATGGGATTAGATTTAAAAAGATCTGATACTCCAATATTTGTACAAGATTTTTTAAGTGATATATTATATATGGTATTAACAGGTAAAACAGAAAAACAAGTATTAGACAGGATTGGCGAATTTAGATCAGAATTTAAA